GATTTGCAGCAGCTTTGCGATCTGAGGGAAGAGATCGCTGAGATTGAAACGAAAATAGCCAAACTGAGCAGCCGAGGCAGCAGGATTGTTTCCGACAAGGTGCAGGCATCAATGAAAGATTTTCCGTACACGCCAACCTCAGTGAAGATCACCGGTTTTGATGTGGTGGCGGATAAAAACACCAGAGCACAGATCATGAATAAGAGAATGCTATTGGAGAAAAGGAGGAACCAGGCAGCAGAACTGGAAACCAGGATCACAGCATTCATCAACTCCATACCACAGAGCAAGATCCGGAGAATGGTGGAATACAGATACATAGATGGATACACCTGGGAGAAGATAGGGCAGATCTTCCATTGTGACCGGACAACGGCAGAGAAAGCCGTGTCAAAGTATCTGAGAGAAAATGGCGGGGAAAATTAAACTTTCCCACAATTCCCATTTTTTTATGTTATGATTGTATCAGGTGAAAATTTGTTAGCTTATCCCTATCATAATTGAATCCTGAAAAAGGGCATCTCATAGCGAGGTGCCTTTTTGTTGTGCAAAGGAGGGATAAAGATGCAAAATATTCAAACCAAAATCAACAAACTACTGCTTGCCCTGAGCATGAAGGGGATTGTATACAAAATCAACACTCAGCAATATTATTCAGAAAAGCAGGAGAGAATATGCACAAGGTTGATATTATGGGAAGAACACCCAAACAGAGACGGCGAAGCATTTTATAGCAAGGTGAAGTTGCTGAAATACTTGGCGGAGCGGTGGAAGGAAGTGAATGAGGATGGATCCACAGCAGAAGGAGAGAATGGATGAGCTTGCCGCACAGATGAGTGAAAAGCAGAAAGCATTCTGTGATTTTTATGTGGAGACACTCAATCAGACGGAGGCCGCAATTCTGGCCGGTTATTCAAAAAAGACCGCAAGAACAACCGGAAGCGAAAACATGACAAAACCATACATAAAAGAATATATAGATCTGAGGCTTGCAGAATTGGAAGAGGCGAGGATTGCAGACGCTTCCGAGGTGCTGAGGTATCTCACTTCCGTGATGAGGGGAGAGGTAAAGGATCAATTTGATCTGGATCCGTCACTTCAGGACAGAACGAAGGCGGCAGAGCTCCTGGGGAAAAGATACCGGCTATTTGTGGATAAGCAGGAGATTTCCGGCAAAGTCGAGGGAGTAACGATCATAAACGATATTCCGAGGGAGAAGAAAGATGGAGGTTAGGCTCTCTGAGCTGATTGCGCCTCAGTTCTATGATATTCATTGGGATATTATAGAGGGCAGACACACCCACTATAAACTGTATGGAGGAAGAGGATCAACAAAAAGCTCATTTGTGAGCATAGAGATCATCATGGGGATGATGGAGGATCCGGATGCCAATGCTGCCTGCTTCAGGCGGGTAGGAAACACATTGGCAGAGAGCGTGTTTGAACAGCTCTTGTGGGCTATAGATGCCCTGGGAGTTGCACACCTATGGAAGCCGAGTATATCACCTCTGAGGCTGACCTATAAGCCGACAGGGCAGAGGATCGTGTTCAGAGGATGTGATGATCCAAACAAGTCAAAATCAATAAAACTGAGGCATGGCTATTTCAAATACATCTGGTATGAGGAAAGAGCAGAATTTGAGGGAGATGAGGATGAGAGAAAAATCAACCAATCCCTCATGCGTGGCGGTGATAAATATGTGGTATTTTACACCTGGAACCCGCCAAAGAGCCTGAACTCATGGGTGAACCAGGATGTGCTTCAGGAGAGAGAGGATACATTGTGCAGCCACTCCACCTATTTGACGGTGCCGAGGGAGTGGCTTGGAGAACAGTTCTTTATAGAGGCAGAGGAACTGAAGAAAAGAAAGAGGCTTGCATACCGGCATGAATACCTGGGTGAGGCAATAGGCACCGGCGGAAAAGTATTTGATAATGTGATCCTGAGAGAGATCACAGATGAGGAGATTGCAATATTTGACAAAATCAAGCAGGGGCTTGACTTTGGATTTGCTGCGGATCCTCTGGCATTTGAGAGAATGCACCTGAATAAAAAACAAAGGCGGCTGTATATTTTTGCTGAGATTTACCAGGTAAACCTCAAAACCAGGAAGGCAGTGGAGGAGATCCGGAAGCTGAACCCTGAGAACCGCATAATAACAGCCGATAGCGAAGAGCCCCGCTCCATTGCAGCAATGAATGAGTTGGGGCTCAGAGTATATGGAGCAAAGAAAGGCCCTGGTTCAGTAGATTTTGGAATGGCCTATCTGAGTGATGATCTGGATGAGATCATCATTGATCCGGTACGCTGTCCGAATGCGGCCAGGGAATTTTCAACCTATGAGCTTGAAAGGGATAAAAACGGCAATTTCAAAGGATCGTACCCGGACAAGGACAACCACAGCATAGACGCAACCAGATATGCCTTGGAGGATGAGATGGTAAACAAGAAAGCAAAGATCAGGAACAAAGCAAAGAGGGGCCTGAGGTAAAGGAGGGAGAAAAGTGTATAGGTTTTCATACCCGGCAGAGAAATTTGACGAGCGGAACCTGGACAAGAATGTGATCCTCACTCTGGTGAGAAAGCATGAGGGAATGGTTGACCGACTTATCAAGAATAAAGCCTATTATGATGGCCACCACGCCATAGAGAACAGACAGAGAGACAAAGATGCGCCGAACAACAAAATGAGCTGCAACCATGCAAAGGATATTTCCGACACGGCAACCGGATACTTCATGGGAAATGCAATCACATATTCCAATACTGGGGATGCGGATATAGATCCACTGCTCACGGCATTTGATGAGGCAAATGTGGATGATGTAGATGCAGATAACGCTCTGGATATGAGTATTTATGGCCTGGCCTATGAATATGTGTATGTGAAAGAGGGAGAAACAAAACCTCTCTCAAAGAATATTTCCCCGGTGTCCTCCTTCATTGTGGTAGATGATACGATTGAGGAGAATGAGCTCTGCGGGATCTACTACTACAGAAAAAAGAATGATGCAAATGAAACCTACATCTATGTGGCCACAGTGAGCACTGCTCATTATACCTATGTGCTCAACATAGAGAACACGGATGCAACTCAGATGGTGACGGAAGAACCGAAAGAGCATTATTTTGGAGAGCCTCAGATCATTGAATTTCTGAACAACAAGGAAGGCATAGGAGACTTTGAGCAGCAGATCTCTCTCATAGATGCCTATGATACCCTGATGAGTGACCGAATCAATGACAAAGAACAGTTCATAGATGCGGTTCTGGTTCTGTATGGAGCACTCATGGGGGATGATGAGGAAGAAACCACGGAGGCCCAAAAGCAACTGAGAGAGAATAAGCTCCTGGAACTTCCGGCAGACGCAAAAGCGGAGTATTTATCAAGGCAGATGGATGAGAGCGGAGCAGAAGTTCTGAGAAAAGCCATCAAAGAGGATATTTACAATTTCAGCCATGTGCCAAACTTCATGGATGAGAATTTTGCAGGGAATGTGAGCGGCGTGGCCATGGAGTACAAGCTCCTGGGCCTGGAAATGATAACAAAAGTAAAGGAACGCCAGTACAAGAAGGGCCTGAGAAAGAGGATCCGCCTCTATTGCAATTTCCTCAAAATGAAAGCAATTCTGATGGAAGCAGGATCCATTGTGGCCACATTCAGCAGGGCACTTCCTAAAAACCTTCAGGAATTATCCCAGATTGTTCAAAGCCTGAAGGATTCCGTATCAGCCAGAACGCTTCTGAAGCTGCTTCCGTTTGTGGAAGATCCTGATTATGAAATTGAAGAGGTTGAGAAACAGAAAGAGGAAGATGTGAGACGGCAGCAGGAACTTTTCAGCCAGGGAGCCAACACTCCTCCTGATGAAACAGAGGAAGAGGAGGATGTGATCCCGGATGATGAGGAGGAAGAGCAGAACGAACCTCCAAAGGAAGAGGACAAAGAAAAGAGCAAGGATAAGGACAAGAGGTGATATGAATGGGATACTGGGAAAACCGGCAGGCTCAGATGATGTATGAATACATGAAAGATGCTGAGGCAGTATCCCAGGAGCTTGCTGATCTGTACGCAAAGGCTTCCAGGAGCCTGAACTACAGAATTGATGAGATTTATGATAAATTCAAAGACAGACACAACCTGAGTGATGATGAGGCTGTGAAGCTCCTGAATACGCTCCGGGATAAAACAGACATTGAGGAGCTGAAGAAAGCCCTGGCCAAAGATCCAAAGAATGCGGGGCTTTTGGCGGAGATGGAGAGCGGGGCATACAGAGCGAGAATTGAGAGGTTGGAACAGCTTCAGGCAGAAATAGACAGAATGATGCAGGAAGTGTATAACCAGGAAAAGAAAATCACAACCAGGCATTATGCAGATCTGGCCAGTAACTCATATTACCGTGAGATCTACAATGTGCAGAGGCAAGTTGGTTTTCAGTTTTCATTCTCAGCAGTGGATCCAAAAGCTGTGAGCATGGTGCTCAATTCAAAATGGAGCGGTGCAAACTACTCAGAGAGAATATGGAAAAACACCCAGGGAGTTGCTGATAATGTGAAGGAGCAGATGCTTCTTGGCCTGCTCACCGGAAAGACAGAGGGTGAGATGGCCAGGGAGATTGCAAATAAATATGCAACCGGGGCATTTGAGGCCCGGAGACTGGTGAGGACAGAAAGCAACTTTGTTTCTGGACAGATGCAGCTCTCAGCCTATGAGGAATGTGGTGCGGAGCAATATGAGTTTGTGGCAGTCCTGGATCTGAGAACCTCAGAGATATGCAGGAGCCTGGATGGAAAAGTGTTCTACACAAAGGATGCACAGCAGGGAGTGAACATGAACCCTATGCACCCATTTTGCCGATCAACCACCATCATACACCTTGGGCCGGATGTGGCAGCAGGATTGAAGAGAAGAGCCAGGGATCCGGTAAGCGGAGAAAATAAACTGGTTCCGGCAGATATGAACTATAGGCAGTGGTATGAGAAGAATGTGGCCAATAACCCAAAGGCCCAGGCCGCTGAGAAGATGATCCTGAATAAGAGCTCAGATCAGAGGCAATGGGAAAAATACAAGAATGTGATAGGCCAGAAGGCGGGCAAAAGCCTTGCGGCATTTCAGGATATAAAGTATAATGAACCTGAGAAGTGGCAGCAGATCACAACAAGGTACAAAGATACCAAACTGAGTGAAAAGCTGAGATCAGATAAAACCAATAAAACAATCCTCTCAGGCAAGCAGGGAAAGCACCTGATGAGCCATAACAACTATACAGAAGGCAGGAGCTATCTCTATATCACGGAGCAGCAGGCCCAGGAACTTGTGAACCAATATGCAGGAACCGGAAGGATCATCCGCTCCAACAGTGATGGGAAGTGGCAAAACAAAGAGAAGATTGTGGTAGATCATAATATAGGGAGGTACATCAACAAATTTGATGGAACCGAGGAGGACACAAACGCCTTTATGATTTCATACTCAAAGGGAGGCGTACATATTATACCGGCAAGGAGGGAATAGGCCATGATAATCAAAAGTGAATATATGGGCAAGAGGGTGAAGATCCTCACAGCGGATGGCCAGGAATACTCCGGGAAGGTTGTGGAGATGGAAGGGCCTGAAACTACAGAAAGCGGTGAGCCTGAAATTGGGATCAACTATGCAGGAGGGATCCGGATGTTTGCGGAGAGCGAACTGGACGGAATAGAACTCCTGAAAAAATAACTGAATAATATAAACGGCAGCAAGAGCTATGTGGAAACACATGGCTCTTTTTATATGCAAATTTTAAGAGAGGAGGATCAGAGCATGAATTTTGGAGAGGCACTGGAAGCCCTGAAGGGCGGAAAGAAAGTGGCAAGAGCAGGATGGAATGGCAGAGGAATGTTTGTGGTGTATCAGAAAGGATACCCTCAGGGGATTCCTTGCAACAAACAGACAGCGGAAGCCTGGGGAATGAACGAAGGTGAGCCATTTGTGTGCAACCCATATCTTCAGATCAAGAATGTTGATGGCTCTCATTCCATGTGGGTGCCGTCTATCGGAGATTGCCTTGCTGAAGATTGGAAAGTGGTGGAATAGAAAGGCGGTGATCCTTTTATCTCCCCGGCTGAGGGTTAGAAAGTCGGCCAGAAGGCAGCAGGACGGCCTAAAACAATACCGGCTGCATAAATCAACCAGAAAGTGAATCTGTGGGGCCTATGGGGCAATGCAGGGGCATAGAGGAGGACAATATGAAGTATATGAACAATCATTATGGTGTAAGCAGAGTATTTGGAAACGCTCATTTCAAGATGCCGGTAGATATTGACGGCGGAGAAGGAGGAGCGGGCGGCGGTGGAGCCGGTGGCAGCAGTGCCTCAGGAGATGCCGGAGCTGATGGAAAAGACGGAGCAGGAGATGGAGGAAAGACCGGAGAAGGAGATCAGGGTGTGAGCTTTGATGATTTTCTGAAAAATCCGAAAAATCAGGCCGAGTTTGACCGAAGAATAGCAAAGGCTCTGGAAACCAACAAAACCAAACTTCAGGCGGATTTTGCCGTTCAGTTAGAGAATGAGAGAACTGAGGCTGAGAAAATGGCAAAAATGAACGCCGATCAGAAAGCCCAGTATGCAAGGGAAAAGAAGGAGAAGGAATTGACCGACAGAGAGACGGCAATCACCAAAAGAGAACTGAAAGCAACGGCCATTGAGCAGCTTGCAGAGAAAAACCTTCCTACTTCTCTGGCAGAGGTACTGAACTATGCAAGTGCTGAGGAATGCAAGGCCTCCATTGAGGCTGTAGGAAAGGCATTCCAGGAAGCGGTAGAAAAGGCGGTGGAAACACGCCTTGCAGGCGGAAAACCGCCGAAGAAAGCTCCTGATGGCAATGAGGCCACATTGGAGCAGCAGATCATGAAAGCAATGAAAGGAGAATAACGAACAATGGCTATTAACACATTAGCAACAGCAACAATTTTTCAGACTACCTTGGATCAGATTGCGGTTCAGGAGGCTAAAACCGGATGGATGGATGCAAATTCCGGCCAGGTAGTATATAACGGCGGTGCGGAGGTAAAGGTTCCGAAGATCTCCCTGGATGGCCTGGCAGACTATGACAGAGACAACGGATACACTCAGGGAAGCGTAACATTGGAGTATGAAACCCTGAAAATGACGCAGGACAGAGGAAGAAAGTTCCAGTTAGATGCCATGGATGTGAATGAAAATAATTTTGTGACCACAGCGGCAACTACCATGGGAGAGTTCCAGAGAGTTCATGTGATCCCGGAGATTGATGCGTACCGCCTGAGCAAACTTGGCACCCTGGCCATTGCAAAGGGAAATGTAGAGTATGGATACACTCCGGCAAAGGGCACCATGCTTCAGAAGATCAAGAAGGCCAGAGCAGCACTCAGAAAGAAGGGCTTTGTTGGCCAGATCATGATCCACATCACCTCTGATGCCCTTATGGAGTTAGAGCTTGAACTGGCAGCTCAGCTCAGAGCGGCAACATTTAAGCAGGGAGGAATTGATACAACGGTTCCGGCAATCGACACAGACACCCTGCTCATTGAGACTGCGGATGATCGTATGCACACCGCCATCACAATGTATGATGGAAAAACAAGCACCCAGGAAAAAGGCGGCTTTGTACCGGCAGGAAAGCAGATGAATTTCATTGCTATTGGCCGCACTGTGCCGATTGCAGTAACTAAGCAGGACAAGATGAAGATCTTCACACCTGATCAGAACCAGGATGCAGACGCATGGAAGATGAACTATAGAAGATTCCATGATGTATGGACAATGGACAACAAGCAGGAATTTGTATATGCAAATGTGAAGGATGCAGAGTAAAAAAAGGAGGGCATGACACATGAGAACCATGATCAAGGATAATGTGATCCGAAACGTACCGGATGGCATGGTGGCAAAAAGAACTGCCGAAGGATACAAATTCATAGATGAACCTTCTCAGGTGCCTCAGAATGCTTCAGAAACAGCACAGCCTCAGAATGATACCAATGGAGCCGTGAAAGCGGTTCCTGAGGGCACTGAGGAGCCTCAGGAAGGCACTGGCGAAGTGCAGCAGGAAAAGAAATATGACTGGCAGGAACTTCCCTCTGAAAAAGAGAAGAAAGCAGCCCTGAGCAAACTGAAGGTTGAGGAACTGAGAGAGATTGCAAAAGAAATGAAGATCCAGGGGTACAACAACATGAACAAAGATACCCTTGTAGCAACCATCCTGAACCATTAAGCCGGAGGTGATATAGTGACAGATCTGGAAATGCTGAAGAAGCTGACAGGAGAAGATGATGAGGAACTGCTCACTCTCCTGCTTCAGATGTCGGAAGAGAAAACCCTGGCACTGGCAAATAGAACCAGGATGATCTACCCACTGCGGCCTGCGGTGCGTGACTGGGCTGTAGTAGCATACAACCGCCTGGGAACCGAGGGAGAAACAAGCAGGAGTGAGGGAGGAATTTCTTCAGCTTTTGCGGATATTCCTGAAGATATTAGCCAGGCAATCAAGAACTATAGACTGGGGAGGGTGAGAGGCCATGCGTATGAGAAGAAGCCTGATGAAGAAATACCATCTGAGAAAGAGGGTTCCTAAGAAGGACAAAGAAGGCGGAAGCATAACAGAATATGCAGAGGCAGTGGAGATCAAGGCAACGATCTGGCCCGCAAGCGGAAGAGTGCAGGCTGAAATGTACGGAGAAAGGCTCACATACATCAAAAACATGGAGTATGAGGGCAATGAGACCATGCAGGAAGGTGATGGCATTTGTGTATTTGTGGGGCCGGAAAGTACGCCGGACTATAAGATTATCTCAATCAAACCTGAATACAGCCCAAAGTTGATGGAATTGGAGAAGATTTGAAATGGCAGTAAACGGTGTGGAAAGCCTGATGAGAAAATTCAATGAGCTTGGCACCATGGAACCGGTTGTGAAAAGTGCCGTGAGGAAGCAGGCGGAGGTTGTGCGGGGCGTGGCCGTTAAGTTGTGCCCGGTGTACTCACCGAGAGGAGAACCCATTCCTGGAACATCACCAGGAGAGCTGAGGGGCAGCATTCACACGAAGGTAGAGCAGGATGCAGAGAAAACAGTGGGGTGTGTATATACGAACAAAGAATATGCAGCCTATGTGGAATTTGGAACTGGCCCGGTAGGGCAAGCGAACCATGCAGGAATATCACCGGCCATCCCGGTGGCATACCGGCAGGATGGATGGGTATGGCGGGATGAAGATGGCGGATTCCATGCAACACAAGGGCAGCAGGCTCAGCCATTCATGTATCCGGCCCTAAAATCAATGGAGGGCAGGGTTGTGAGCGGTATTGCAGCGGATCTGCAAGCAGAAATCAAGAAAGTAGGTGGAAGCTCATGATCAATGTAAAAGATCAGGTATATGACGCAATTAAGGGGATCACAGAGAATGTGAGTGACGGATACCCAAAGGATTGGGGCATCCTCCCTGCAATACAGTACACGGAGGAAGATAATTCCGTGGCTGAGTGGGTAGATGGAAAAGAAAGCAAGGCCCATCTGCTCTATAAAGTGGATATTTGGAACAATGGAAGCACTTCAGAAACCACGCTGAAGGTGGACGCAGAGATCTCAAAACTTGGCCTCAGGAGAATTGCCTGCGGTGATGTAGCGGATCCTTCCGGACTGAAGCATAAGGTGATGCGATATGAGGGCATCATTGATGTGGATACTGAGATGGTTTACAACAACTAAAAAAGGAGGAAAAAAGTAGATGTTAGCGAATGGTGCAAAACTTGGCTATAAGAAAAAGGGCGCAAGTGGAGATTACACAGACCTCACCGGACTGAAGGAGATCCCTGAGCTTGGAGAGGATCCTGAAAAGGTAGAGAACAGCGGCCTGGCAGATAAGGTCAAGCAGTATGAGTATGGAATTGGAGATGCAGGAGATCTCACATACAAATTTAAGTATGAGAACACCTCCGAAACCTCTCCATACAGAGTGATGAGAAAGGCAGCAGCCACAAAGGAAGTGCTCTCTTTCTGCGAGACGCTCCCGGACAATACAAAGTATGAGTATGATGCCCAGGTATCTGTAAAGAGATCTGGCGGCGGAGTAAACGGAGTTATGGAGTTTGATCTGAACATGGCTCTTCAGAGTGAGATCACAACCACGGATCCGGTATAAACGAGAACATAAAAAAATAGGAGGATAAGAGAATGGGATTCTTTAACAACAGCAAAGATGCAGCCATGGAGGCAGCGGTAGAAGCGGCAAACACAGAGGAAAAGATGGAGCAGCAGGAAGAACAGAAAGAGGAGGCCACGGCAGAGGTATCTCCGAAGAGAAAACCCTTTGCACTGTGGGAAGTAGGCGGGAAAAAGTACAAGCTGAAGTTGAAAACACCGGCCATTGTGGAACTGGAAAGCAAGTATAAAACCAACCTGATGAACATTATGGGATCCGGCCAGGGCGGGATGCCTGCTCTCTCTGTGATGTTGGATGTGGCTCACGCTGCAATGAAAGACTGGCAGCATGGAATCACCAAGCAGGAAGTGCAGAGCCTTTTTGAGAAATACATTGAGGAAGGCGGTTCTCAGTTATCGTTCTATATGACGGTATACATGGAGATCTTCACGGTGAGCGGTTTTTTCTCCGTAAACCTCAGCAACCAGATGAGCGGAGCTCTTCAGGAGGCGAAGGAGGAAGCTCTGTAGAAGAACCTGAAACAGTAACAGATCTATTATGGGGGTTGTACCCGGTATTTTTGGATGCCGGATACAGCCCTCAACTTTTTTGGGATCTGAGCCTGGGAGAGGTAAATGATGTTATTGAAAGCTATGCCAGAAGGAAAGAACATGAGCAGAAAGCCAGAGAGGCAGAGCTGAAGGATGAGATCATGCTCCTATTCAACCAGGCACTTCAGATGGGCAATGTGCTTGGCAGACTGATGAACAAAGAAACGCAACTCATCATGCCTGCGGCGTATTACCCGGAATTATACAGTAACAAGGAAACAGAGGAGGCAGCGGAAACAAATTTCACCGAGCAGGAGAGTAGGGATAAGCCCACGCTGAGCCCGGAAATGGAACTCCACAAGGCAAGAATGGATGATTACATTTTCCGGCACAACTTGGCATTCCGGGAACGGATGGCCAAAGAGCGAGGTGAAAGCAGTGGAAGGAATGACCTTGGAAAAACTGCAAGTGATCATAGAGGCACAGACTAAAGCCTACTATGAAGAGCTGAAAAAGGTGCAGCAGCAGACGAAATCAGCCACAAGTGCAGTGGAGAGGCAGACCGACAAAATAAAGAGCGCATTTGGCAAAATAGGAAAGGCAATAAGTATTGCACTGTCCGCCGCTGCGATCATTCGATTTGGAAAGAGCTGTATTGAATTAGGCTCTGACCTGGCCGAAGTTCAGAATGTGGTGGATGTAACATTTGGGGCAATGTCGGAGACGATAAACCGTTTTGCCAGGGATGCGCTTGAAGAGTTCGGCCTCTCAGAAACAAGTGCTAAAAAATACTCATCAACATTGGGGGCCATGCTGAAATCAATGGGCTTCACAACCCAGGCGGCGGCTGAAATGTCCATGCAAATGACTGGACTGGCAGCAGATATGGCTTCCTTCTATAACCTGGATACAGATGTGGCATTTGAGAAAATCCGCTCAGGTATCTCAGGAGAAACAGAGCCGCTGAAACAGTTAGGTATAAACATGAGCGTGGCCAATTTGGAGGCTTACGCTTTAAGCCAGGGCATCACAAAAGCCTACAACTCCATGACACAGCAGGAGCAGGCCATGCTCAGATATAACTATCTTATGTCTGTGACAGCGGATGCTCAGGGAGATTTTGCGAGAACATCAGACGGATGGGCCAACCAGGTGAGAGTGCTCACAGAGAGATTCAACGCTCTGAAGGCCACGATTGGCAAGGGGCTCATTGTAGTATTCACACCGGTGATCAGAGTGCTCAATGCACTACTGAGTAAGATCCTAACGGTAACAGACGCATTCAGCAACATGATTGCGAAAATTACCGGAAAGAACACAAAGACAACCACCACGGCGGTGGAAGGAATTGGGGGAGCTGCGGACACAGCAACCGGTTCCATGGAGAACCTGGGCGGTGCAACGAATAAAGCGGGATCTTCAGCCAAAAAGGCGGCAAAAGAATATGCAGGCCTGGCATCATTTGATGAGATTCATTCTCTGACAAAGAATGATGATTCAGGAAGCGGCGGATCCGGATCAGGCGGCGGAGCAGCGGGAGGCGGCCTGAGTGAGAACATAGTTGACGCTGCAAATGAAACAGATGAAACCCTGAACCCGGCACTGGAAAAACTCATAGAGAGGCTGAAGGAATTGCAGCAGCTTTTCAAGGATGGATTCAAGGCAGGGCTTGGAGATGTAGACCTGAGCGGCATCACAAAGGCTGTGGACGGCATAAAGAAGAGCATCAGGGAAATATTCACGGCACCGGAAGTGGTTGCGGCGGCAAACGGCTTTGCAAATTCCCTGGCATATTCACTGGGGCAGCAGGCAGGAGCCATGGCAAGCGTTGGAATAACGATTGCAACCAATATCCTGGGCGGAATCAACAAATACCTGGATCAGAACAAAGAGAGGATCAAGAAGCATCTGGTGTCTATGTTTGATATAGGCTCCGAGATCGTGACGATTCAGGGAAATTTTGCTCAGGCAGCAGCAAATATCTTCTCCGCATTTGGAGGAGAGAACGCACAGCAGGCAACCGCCAATCTGATAGGCATTTTTGCAGATGCACAGATGGGCATAAACGAACTGGCCGGAAAGATCAGCCGGGATGTTCTGGATATGATAACGAGGCCTTTTATAGAAAATCAGGAAGGCTTCAAAAGCACTCTTGATGAGCTCCTGGGAGTGGCGGCAGACGCACTGGGAAATATCAAGAAAGTGGTGGATGATACATTCACAAAAGCGAATGAGGTATATGATCAGCATGTTGCTCCAATGTTCAACTCATTGGCAAGCGGCTTCAGCTCCATTGCCTCTGTATGCCTTGACGCATACAACACACACATTCTGCCGGTGCTGAAGGGGCTTCAGGAAAAGGTTGGGCCGCTCATAGATGAGCATATACAGCCTGCAATCAATAAAGGATTGGAGCTCATAGGCAAAATTGCTGATGCGGTGAAAGATATATGGGAGCAGACGCTACAGCCATTCATAGAGTGGTTTATCACCAACATTGCTCCGGTGATCGCTGCAAAACTTGAAATAGTTGGAAATGTATTCCTGAAGGTGGCAGGGGTAGTTGCTGATGTAGTAGGCAACATCTTTGATGCCCTGGGAGGCCTCATTGACTTCATAGCCGGAGTTTTCACCGGTGACTGGGATAGAGCATGGGAGGGTATAAAAACCTTCTTCTCATCCATTTGGGAGGCCATGCAAACGATACTGAGCACAATATGGTCTGCTATGAAAACCATAGTATCCACGGCCATCAGTGCGGTATCCACAGTGATCAGCACAGTTCTGAATACAATCAAAACGATATTTGAGACAATTTGGAACGCCATCAAAACCACGGTAACAACCATCTGGAATGCTATCAAGTCGGTGATCACAACCACGATCAACACGATAAGCACCACCATCAGCACAGTTCTGAATACAATCA